AGAAAGAAGTATTAGAAGGCGCAGAGTTACAAGACGCTGATGGCGTGGTGATGTCTGCCGATGTGGCTAAAGAGTTTGTGAGAGGACTACCGTAATGGCACAGGCAACAGAAGGTATCAAGCAAGCCACTGACGCATTGTCAGTGGTTACTGTCATAGGCACATTAGCAGATATTCTACCTGCTATTGCTGCGCTATTTACTATCGTATGGACATCCTTTCGTATCTACGAGACTGACACCGTACAGAAATGGCTTGGTAAGAAATGAGGTCAGTATCTGTCGGTGTTAATCTAGTAGCCGGTACTAAGACTACTATATTTACTATGCCACCAAGACAGGTTGGTAATTGGACTTTATTGTATGCTCTAAACGGTACCTCATCAGCAAAGAACTTTAATTGCTGGTGGTACGATACAAGTGCTAATACAGAAGTTTATATTACACACAACTATCCTATCACTGCTGCTGGTTTTCTAAGAATAGATGGACAAGCCTATGTAGTCTTAGAAGAAGGCGATGAAATCAGAGCACAGATTGAGACTGGTGCAACTAATGCATCTTGTATTGTAACACTAGAATTAACCACGCAGTTAGCCGTTATTAAACAAACATAGGAGCACTGATATGCCATTAAAGAAGGGTTACTCACAAAAGACTGTCTCTGAGAACATTCGTAAAGAGATGAAGTCTGGCAAGCCACAGAAGCAGGCTATCGCTATTGCTCTCAGTAGTGCTCGGAAAGCAAAGCCATCAATGATGAAAAGAACAGGGCGTGGACGATGAAACCAGGACTCTACGCCAACATCCAAGCCAAACGCAAGCGTATTAAGGAAGGCTCTGGCGAAAAGATGCGTAAGCCAGGCACCAAAGGCGCTCCCACTGCTAAAGCATTTAGAGAAGCAAAGAAGACTGCGAAGAAATAAATGGTCAAAAAAGTCTATCAGAATCCTGAAGGCGGCCTCAATGCCAAAGGCAGAGCCTACTTTAAGAATAAAGAAGGCGCTAACCTAAAGCCTCCAGTATCATCTAAGCAGGCTAAGAAGTCTCCCAAGGCTGCAGCACGGCGTAAGTCCTTCTGTGCTCGCTCTGAGGGCCAAATGAAAATGTATCCAGAAGCGGCAAAAGACCCTAATAGTCGTTTAAGAAAGGCAAGACGTAAGTGGGAGTGTTAGCATGTACTAAATGTAAAGTTGAATATGAAGGTACATTAGATAACTTTCCTCCAAATAAAAAAACAAATAGTAAATTAGATAGTTGGTGTAGAACCTGTAGACGAAAGTATAGAAAACAATATAGAAAACCGCCAGACGGTATTCAAAAAGAAGAGTGGCATAAGTTTGATGAAATAAAAAATTGCATAATTTGTGGTACTGAAACTATGTTAGTTACTGACCACTGCCACACAACTTTAAAAGTAAGAGGAAAACTTTGTACTAACTGCAATCTTGGATTGGGACATTTTAAAGACGATCCAATATTATTAGAATTTGCAAGATTATATTTATTAAATTATGATGAAACACAAGAAAGTTCTACAGAGTTAGAAGAATATTTACAAAGGCACGGCTAAATGGCTACTACATATTTATCTATGGTGAACGATGTGCTTACGCGATTGCGTGAGTCTACAGTGTCTAGTGTTACACAGAATGACTATTCATCCCTCATCGGTAGTCTAGTTAATGATGCAAAGCGTGAAGTAGAAGATGCTTGGAATTGGGAAGCATTAAGAACTACTATTACTATTACTACTTCCGCTAGTACATACAACTATGCTGTCACTGGCGCCGGTGACCGTGCTCGGTTACTACAGATTTATGATAGCACTAACCGTGCTTTCTTAGAGCAGCGCAATAAGTCATTCTTCACAGACCAGTTACAACTTATGGCTAACCCAACACAGGGAAAGCCTGCATATTATCAGTTTAATGGTATTAGTGCTGGCGGGGACATCAAGGTTGACCTCTTCCCTATCCCTGATAATACCTATTCTGTTAAGTTAGACTTAGTTGTTCCTACTGCTGATCTATCCAGCGGTACAGACTCTGTTTCTATCCCTTCTAAACCGATTGTACTGCTGGCATGGGCAAAGGCCATTGAAGAGCGTGGTGAGGATGGCGGTATCAATGTTAGCAGTCAATATGCGGTAGCAAAGCAGTCCTTATTAGATTACATTGCTGTGGAAGCAGCACGGCATCCTGATGAGACTATTTGGTATTCAGTATAATGCCGAATAAACCACTACAAGCAGTATCGATTACATCTCCAGGCTTCTTTGGAGTAAACAACCAGGATTCAGGTATCAATCTGAATACTGCGTTTGCGCTTGAGGCGTTCAATGCAGTGATTGACCAATCTGGTCGTATTGCTTCTCGTAAAGGATGGGGCTACGTTACTACATCTGGCGGCACAGGCAGTGCTCCAGAAGCAATGTTTGAGTTTGCTAACGGTGATGGCACCTATACCTTTATCAGCACTGGCAACAATAAACTATACACTGGCACAACAACGCTAACAGAGATGCCTGTCCGTAACAGCACCAACAGTGCTGATCTGACATACAGCATCACAGATAATAACTGGCAGATTGTGCAGGCACAGTACGAAAGTGGACTAACTCTGTCTGCTCATGCCTATCTTGTGCAGAAAGACCAGCCGGCACTGGTGTATCACAAACTAGGCTCTACTGCCCATGCACATACTGGTTCCTTTGGCTTTCAGCGGCTGGTTGACGTAGGCGCTGCACCTTCTGGCTACACTGTAACTACCTTTACACCAAACTGTGCATTGGCTGCCTATGGTCGGCTCTGGGTAGCAGATATTGGTACAGATAACCTGACAGTGTACTACTCAGTGTTACTGGACACCACAGACTTTAATGGCTCTAGTTCTGGACAGATTAACCTAGAGCAGGTTGTCCCTGGCGGTGAGAAGATTGTTGCATTAGCCGCACACAATAACTTCTTAGTTATTTTTACTACTAATAACATTATCCTGTATTCTAACGCTAATGACTTGGGCAGCCTTGCATTAGCAGACACTATCAAAGGTGTTGGTTGCCTTGCTAGAGATTCTGTGCAAAACATCGGCACAGACCTGATATTCTTATCTGATAGCGGTATCCGTAGCCTTGGTCGCACCATTCAGGAGAAGTCTGCTCCTGTGCGTGACCTAAGCCGTAATGTCCGTGACCAGTTCCTAGCACTGGTAACACAGGAAGATGTTAAGTTATTTAGAAGCGTCTACTATGAGAAAGATGCTTTCTATCTGTTAGTGTTGCCCACTATCGGATATACCTATTGCTTTGATATTCGTGCCTTCTTGCAGGACGGTTCTGCTAGAACAACTATCTGGAACAACATCACGCCTACGTCCTTTGTGGCTACGCATGATGATAAGTTATATCTAGGTAAGCCTAATGGCATAGCAGAATACAAGAACTATACCGATAATAGCACTGCGTACACCTTTACTTACTATACGCCGTACATTGACTTCGGTAGCCCCGCTGTCACTAAGATGCTCAAGAAGATTGTGCTAACAGTGCTCGGATCAAGTAACACAGCATTTGACATTCGTTGGTCTTTCGACTATACTGCTGGCTACGATAGTATCCAAGTTATCACACCTACGAGCAGTGTTGCTGAATACGGTATAGCAGAATATAACATTGGTGAATATTCTCTGTCTGTTCCGTTTGAGCAGATTCGTCAACAGTTAAGCGGTAGCGGTAATATTGTTCAAATTGGTGTCGAAGCATTGATAAATGGTTCTGTCGTTTCATTACAGAAAGTAGACATTTATTCAGTGCTTGGAAGAACCATTTAATGACCAATAAAGTACCAATTTGTAGAAGAAAAGAATACGAAGCCTGGCTAGAGAATCATCAAAATACTTTGTGGTTCCATATAGCAGTCCGTAAGTGGAATAGGACTGTTAAGGCTCAGATGGAAAAGGATTGGGCTAATTTTACAGAGATGTTAAACACAAGTTTGTATGCTCTGCACAACCCCAAAACAAATACTCCAAAGACTAAGTTTATGAAACATTTTGGCTTTGGGTTTATGAAAGAGATAACAGGTAAGGACGGAAACACATACCATGTTTGGTATAGGAGAAAATAATGGGTGGAGCAGTTTCTGACGCAGTTGACTTTGTTGGTGATGCTATTAGCGATGTTGGCAACGCCGTTGGCGATGTAGTCCAAGATGTTGGCGACTTCGTTCAAGATAATATCTTTGACCCAATCAATGATGTTGGTTCGGATATTGATGACTTCATCAACGAAGAGATTCCTGGTGGATGGGGAACTGTTGTTGCCGCTACAGTCGTAGCAACGACAGGCATCCCTGTAGACTTTGGATCAGCAACCACCGCCGCTGAGGTGCTCACTGCCTCAGAGGCTGCCTTTGTTGCCGCTGATGCCGCACAGTTGGCTGCTCAGGGCCTTTCTGCATCGCAGATTGGCACTACTCTAGCAGCAGCAGGTGTTCCTGAGGCCGCTGCCATAGCAGCCGCTACCACCGCTACTGGTGGTGCAGTTGCTTCAGGTATCCCTGTATCTGCTGGTGGCCTCTTAGAAGCCCCCATCGCAGCAGAGGCAGGTGGCCTTGGTACTGGCCTGACTGCCGGCACGGCTGCACCTGGGCTGACTGCCACAGGCGGTCTTGGCTTGACTGCCCCAGTAGCCGCAGAAACCGCTGGTGCTCTGCTTCCCTCTACCGTTGCAGCAGAGACTGCCGCCGCTGGCTTAGGCACTGGCCTGAGCACTGCCGGCCTTGGCACACTAGAGACTGTCGGTGGTATGCAAGGATTGCTTGGTGCTGGTGAAACTTTGACCGGCGCTGGCCTTGGTTTAACGGCTCCTACAGCCCCCGCTATTGCTGGTATGGGTGGTGGTACAGGCTTGCTTACGCAGGCCGCTGGAGGCGGTGTATTAGGCGCTGGTGGGGTGGTTTCACCTACCTTTGCTGCTGACATCTTAGGTACTACCTCTAATGGTCTATCTATTGATAGCCTTGGTCGTGCATTTAATCAGGCAGGTCAGTTTGTTCAGCAACTTACCTCCAGTCAGGTAGGCCAAGTTCTGGGTTCTGCAGCACAGGCCGCTGTAGCAAACAATCTTGCAGAACAGAATGCCGCTGCCTTGCGTGGATTAGGTACACAGGCTGCACAAAGAGCGGAACAGATTGGTGCAGGCGCTAATGTTCCGTTTACTCCGTATACTGTCACTACTGGCCTTGGCACATCACAGGTAACACCTACTGGTGCCACCGCCACCGCTGCTCCTGAGTATCAGAATCTACGACAGGCTGCTCTTCAGAGGTCACAGGAGGCTCTAGGTGCCATCAATCCTGCCTTAGCATCTCAGACCCTATTCGGTCAGTTAGAGGCTCTCCAAGGACCTGCAAGACAGCGAGAGCAGGAAGCACTGCTGTCACGGTTGGGTGCTCGTGGTCTTCTTGGCCTTGGTCAGGCTGCTCCCACTGTTGGTGGTGTTACAAGGACAACTAATCCTTATCTTGAGTCGTTGCTGGCTACACAGGCAGCGCAACAAGCACAGTCTGCCTTGGCAGCCACACAGTATGGCACAAGCGAGGCAGCACGTCAGCAAGCACTGGCGCAAGCATTACAGACGCAAGGCCTTGGTATCGATGAAGCCACTCGTCAACAGTTGGCTACCGCTGGCACCCTTGGCTTGAATCTGACTCAGTTGGCCCAGGCTGGTGCTGCTCGACAGGCACAAGCAGGGCTGTACGGTTTAGGATTACAGACACAGTTGAATCTTGGTGCCGCTGACATTGATGCTCTTCGTAGACAGCAGATTGCACAGGCTGTTCAGTCTGGTATCGGTAACCTTGGCGGTGCTTTGACCAGTGCTGGTGGTTTGCTTACTGGAGCAAACGCATTAGCCAATACCGTTGGTGGTCTTTCTGCCGGTAGTGCATTTACCAGTGCTCCTGCTATGTCTGGCTTTGGTACAGGCGACTTATTTGGTAACATTGATTACGGTATGTTTTTCTAATTAAGGAATAACGATGGCTCAAGAAGATATTACTAC